CAAGGCAACCCCACTCCCTTCTTTTCTCTCGTATTCCTCTGTTGTTTCTTCTGATTCGTTGTATAGTTTATACTCAATAAATAAATCTTCGTCATATTCATACAAAATCCTCAATGAATAATTCAGTTTTGATAATGAAGATATATCATACTCTTTATCTGAGGTTACCATTGTACTTTTATCAGCTTCTGCATTTTCCTTAATGTAAAAATGCCAACTACTTGTAGGTATTGTTATTCCTTGATTTCCAACATTGCCTGCCTTATATATCATTCCAAATTTTATGTATTTAAATTTGCTAACATCCATCGAACCCCCTTTAGTATTTTTAATTTTCAAATACCCTTCGTGTTCTATTCCAAGAGTTCTACACATATCAGAATATTTTACAGTCATATTTTCAATTTGACTTTGCGCAGTCTTATTAATGGCATCAATCTGACTTAAAGCTGTGTTATTAATGGCACTAATCTGACTTGTAGCTGTGTCATTAATATTCTTAATCTGTGTATATGTTTTACCCTCAATCGTTCCTATCTGATTTGTAGTTGCGGTATTTATATTCTCCAACTGTTGATTTGTTACATCTGTAATCTTATTAATCTGACTTGATGCTACTGTATTAATTCCTTTTGTCTGCGATTCTCCTGCGGCAACCGCAGAACTGTTTATAGCTTCAATCTGTGCCCGTGCTGTGTTGTTAATATCTCCAAGCTTTGCATTCGTAACATTAGCTATGTCTTCCATCTTTGCAGTTGTAAGTGTTGCTATGTCATTGCTTTTTGCTTCTGTTAAAGAGCTAATGTCGTTCATTTTTGCCTCTGTTATGTTAGCTATGTTTGTTGTGCTTTCCTCAACTTTGACATCAATATTCGCTATTAGCTTCTCAACATCTGTCTTTTGACCTACCACCTCTTCTAAATAATTTCCAGCTCTATCTGCATAATCTGCTGCATCATTTGCCTTCTGCTCTGCCTGTTCAAGATAGCCTTTATTAACTTCTATCTTTTCATCAGCCTCTTTTACCAATGCCTTTGCATCACACATTATTTTGATTATCTGATTGTAAATGTCCGGTGTAATCTCATTTACAACATCTACTGGAACGCCTTTCTTTACTTTCTGACATACAATTGTTGAAGTAATTCTTCTACCTTCTGAATTGTCACCAAAAACTCCAATGTAAAGCTCACATTCTTCCCTAAAAAGCCAATCAGGTAATTTTTCTGCTGATACAACATCCTTTTCAACAAGCATTTTTACCGAATCACTTATACTATAATCATCTACATATATTACGGCTGTTTTTGTATATCCGTTCCATTCAGAAGAAAAATCAAACTTAATTTCTTCCAAATTGGAAGTTCCTGATATTAAAGACTGCTGGTTAACAATATGCGCCTGTTGTCCTTTTATCTCTATGTTTATGTTCATCTTTTTCTCCTTTAATCCACCATCCATACTGCATGAACCGGTATGCATGCTCCAGTGTCAATTGCTATAGGAACACTTGCTCCATAATAATCGAAACTTACTGTACCTCCCGGATTGATTGTCATCATCCATCTGTTAGTTGTTCCCAAATGTCCTTCCTGAATTGACCATACGTTACGTGAAGGTCTCATATCTGTAGGAATATTCTTAAAAATATTATCGTGTGCAGAAAAAACAGTTGAATTTGTTATGATTCCCACCAATTCCACAGTTTTGCCAACTCTTCTGATTTTAGGTGCATCAGTAGTGGACCATGCAGATATACCATTCCCACAATCAACCGATTTCCAGCCTGTATCATACACTTCTCCGGATGTTTCAATAAGGGTTAACTCCTGCCAATCCTTCCAGCCGGCATTTTCATAACGCTTATAAATCACATTGTTCTTTACATCGGGAATAAATATCTGAAACTTAGTTGATGTTTCCCCTTCAACATAAAGCATTCCCCAGTTAGTAACAGGTCTGTTTGTTCCTTCTGTTGTCTTTATGTGATACACTCCATTTTCTGTTAATGTATTCCAATCTACTGCTGATGTTATGGTTTGTGATTTCACATAACTAGGTAAATCTGTTAAGTCATTGTATGAACCTGTAAAAGCCACCGTCTTTAAGTCTGTAAAGAATTTCTTTATTTTTCCAAAAATAACCTTATGTGTTTCTCCTGACAAAATATTTTCTCTTTTTGATGCTGCCTGAAAAGCAACAATATTACTGTCACTATTTCCATCCTTTGAAAGCTTCTTGGCAAGCTCCTCATTATTCTTTTTCAATTCACCATCTATGCTGTCTGCATTTTCATTAAAAACATCAATATCATAAAACTCATCTCCATCCGGTTTCTTTAACTGCAAATACTTTGTTTTATTAATCATCTTGTGCTCCTTCCTTCTTCAAACACTTCTTCTCTTAATTGAATGTGTGTATACTTCTTTAATTCCTCGTGTGTAAATTTTGATAACTGATTATTCTTGTTATAAAGCAAAGACAAATCAATTAACAGATTGCTTGGGACAACCCTGTCCAACAATTTAGCCACATCAGAAAGCACATTCCTTGATGTTAAGGCAACCCTGACTGTTAACACATAATTATTGGCATCCAACTTTACTGAGTAATTAGGACCTTTACTTTCATCATTACCACATATTACCGCCAAAGTCTTTTCCAAGGACCTTACAGTAAAAGGTCGTTGCTCTGTAACAATTCCCAATATCTTCAATCGTCTTTCTTCCAATGTATACGTGTCCTTATTGGATATTCCAAGCATTCTCTCCCAATGTTCACAGCCCTGTTCATCCAAACTTTCAATGAAATTATTGTTCCACATTTTTTCAAGTGCTTCCCACAAATTTTCAGACTGTGATTGCTCAATGTCTGTTAATTCCTTTATCTCTCTAAACTCTCTTAACCATTCAGGCAGATACTCAATCAACTTTCTATCCACTTATCTCACCAACCTTTGGAATATAATCACAATCAATAATGCAATTACCTGTCTTTCCATCAATTTTTACACTTAAAACATTGTCAACACCTTCCATGTCAAGAAGCATTGATTCTATCTGTCCGCTTCTTACCGTCATTGTGTCCTTTGCTTCCCATTCATTTTTTATGACATTTTTTAAATACTCTGCCAAATTTTCTGTAAAAGTTTCCTTGATGTCATCCCATATATAATTTTCCATATATTCAATCTGAACATCCACATTTATTCTCTTAACTTTTGGTGTTGAAACAGTTACAATGTGACCGATTGGTGCAATTCCCACACCTGTTCCATCTTTCGTTGGATCAAACGTATTCTGTACTTCATTTATGATTTCAGAAGAAGCTTCATTATATTGAGAATCAAGAATTGCCAGCTTTACAGTTCCTCCACCATTCCAAACAGGATAAACCTTGCAGGCACCTACCTTTTCAATGTCTTTAGCTTTTTCCTTATAATCTGCCTTATTTCCTCCAAAAGCCGCTTCTGTAAATGATTCAAAATATCTTTCTCTCAAAGATTCTTCATCCTCATCTTCCGTGCCATACACAATCACTTCAACAGCCTCGATTTCTTCTAAGTCCTCAACATATTCAATTGGAATCACATCATCATTTATGTTGTTTCCGTTTTCTCCTGATTCAGAACATGTCATACTATAAAATCCATCTCCTAAGTTTTCCGTAATTGAATATGTCATTTCACCTATGCTAAACTCTGTTGCCTCTGGAATGCTCACATCATAAGGAGTGCATTTCACTTTTACCACAGCCGGAATACCTTCCTTCACAAAGATTCCCCTCTCTGCTGCACGCTTAATCAAATAATAATAAGATGCACTGTCTGCAAAACATTCCTGCAAAAGAATGTCCATGTCTGCATACATCTGTGCACTTTCCATTGCCACAGGTGCCAACGCATCATAAATAATTGAACCTTCTCTTTTATCAACATCCCCCTTCACATTTTCAAGCATCTGACTTAAAATGTTCTCAAAGGTCATATCCTCAAACATCAATGCTCACTCCTTCCACTTCAATCTCTTCATCATCAGAAGTTGTAACTGTCAGAGAAACCATCAATTCATTTCTGTAATTTGAAATACTCTCTATCTCAACAGAATTAAAACGTTCATCCCTTAAAATGGCTTCCTCAATTCTGCCTCCAATTACTTCCTTTACCTCTGCAATGTTTTCTCCCAATAAATCAGCTTTCTCCAATCCATAATTTTCATAAATGCTGTAATAATCAAATTCAGTTAACAGAATCTTTATTATTGCCTGCCTTAAGATTTCATCATCTTCATCAGATTTTCTCAAAATCCTTTTGCTTTCAAAATCCAGCACATATGTATCATTGGAAAACTCCTGCTCTTCATCTTCTTCCACATTAAAATCTTCCAGTTCTTCCAATTCTTCAGGTAACATACTTACACCATCCTATCCACAACAAGATACTTTTGACCGCCATCTGCACGTATCATCACAACCTTGTCGCCCTTTTTCAATTTGCTCTTTGATGCAGTTTCCGTAAAATACAAAAACTCATCCGTTAAGATGAGCTTTTGATTAACCTTTATTTTAGACGAATCTGCCTTTAAAACCGTACCAATTACAATGGTACAGGGCTTCGCCGCTTTTCTTGCATCCTCTGCTATTTTCTTAATTAACTGTGTCAAACTAGTAGCTGCTATCGTAATCACCTCCAGATAATTCCAAATCCATAAGATGTTGCCCATTATTAAATGTATGAGTAACCTTATCAACTAACATATAATTTGAAATTGTTTCACCATAAATTGTCAACTTAACAAGAACCAAACAGCCGGCTCTTACGTTAATGTCACCAAAGCAATTATTAATCTTAATTGTCTTACCTGTTTTACAATAAATCTTCAACAATGCCTTAACCTTTAATTTTGCACCCTTGCGACTATCGATTTTGTCAAAATACTGAAGCACACCCCATTTATTAATGTACTTACTGTTTTTTGCCATATAAATCTCCTGCACACCCTTCTTGGTGTTGTCATACGCTAATTTAATCTGATTATAAACATTATCATCTATTGTTTCCTTATAATCATAAGATTCTGCCGTGGTTGAAGTTATTAACCTGTTAACCTTCCAAGGCTCCCTTAACCTTAACTTTCCAAATTCATCATACAAGGTATAAATCTTTCCCCTTGCCATTAATGTTTCATCCAAGCTGTTCTGTACAATGTCAAACAATGTTGCATTATCATCAATTCTTGACACAGGATACTTTGTATTCGCCAACTTACCACAATTCAGTTTAAAATCCTTGGCAATTTTCTTAATTAAAACCGTAGAAGTTCTCTTTTTTGAAATATAAGTATCCTTATTCTTAAAATACCTAAGCTGATCATACACAGTAACATCCAAAGTCTTATCTGTTTTAGGTGAAATGGAAAATACAAAACCATAAAAGAAATTTTTGCCATTAACCACTATTGCCACAGAATCACCATTTGAAATTCTCTTCTTTGAATCGCTGTCAACAAACGTTGTAAAAGTAACCTTACCCGGTGCATTTTTTCTCTCAAAGGTTGTTTTTAATCCTTCCTGAACCTGATGTTTGTACCTTTTCTTGCCGTGTTTAATCAGAACATTAACAACAAGCTTCTCACTGTTCTTTACTGAAACAGCTTTATACTCCACCTTTCTGGTTGACTTTTTCTTTTTTGATTCATTCTTTTTAAGAATTTCCCTTAAATATGATATTTCCTGTTTTCCACTGCTTTTACCGGTATTCTTTCCGCTTTTCTTTCCCTTTGATGTCTTACCTGATGAAGTAATGTAATCACTGATTACCCCATATCCTGTTATTGTATGGTAACTTAACGGATATGATCTTCTCATAACAGCGTCAGAAGTGTTACCCTCAATGGTATGCACAGTACTTCCTGATACATACTCAACAATTCCCACGTGAGATGCACCATCTGATTTAAAATAAATGAAATCATTTCTTTTAGGTGTGTATGAACCCTTATACTTGAATCTTCCCTTGTTTTTAAACCATTGCATTCCTGTGTCTGTTGATGCTGTCTTGGGAGCAATGCTTGTTGATACACCTGCCTTATATGCACACCAGGAGGCAAACATATGGCACCATGCAGCACCATTCATTCCATACCAGGCACTATACTTGGTCTTGTTACCGCCATATGCTTTATAACCAACTTCCTTTGATGCAATATCAATTATGTCTGCCATCCTTTCCTCCTTATGGTTTCTTCAAAACAGTTCCCTTGTACAGATATTTTCCTTTGGAACTGCTTTTTCTCTTGTGCTTCTTTGCAGCCTTTTCAATAACCTTCTTGTTCTTCTTGTAAATGGCAGAACCCTTTGAACTATCCTTTAACCACTTTTTCGCTATCAGTGTAAGAGTTTCTTTGTTAGATTTAATAGTATATGTATTTGGTATTTTCTTAACCTTCACTGCGCCATATTTTCTGTATTCCTTAAATTCCAAAGATACCCTACTATCAAAGCCATCACTAACAGAATCTGTTATTGTCAGTCTTTCCAATGACACTGTAAGAATAGTATTGAATATCTTTTTATCATTTGGTGCATATCTGTAAATTTCCAGTTTAAATGCCTTCTTGGAAGATAAAAGTTCCTTATACTTCTTAATGTACTCATCGGCACCCTTGTATTTTCCATCTGAATAAAAAGCAAATGGATAATGTTGATTAGGCAATAACAAGTCAAATGAAATCTCTGTAAGTTTGGGATTTCTAAGTATGTTAACTTCTCCCAAATTAATCAGTGTCATTGTCTTGTTATCACCATCAACCTTTATGCTTATTTTTTCAGGTGGAATGGGTACATACTGCCCATCAATAATCAATCTATACATTCTAATGCACCCCTTCCGCTACTGCTGACATTTCTTCTTCCAATCTTGTCTTTAAATGAGTAACTATTCCTTCCATATCAGCTTTTGAAGAACCATTAATAACATTTGACATATCTACACTGATTTTTGCTGTTGTAAATCTGTTAATTGCTCTCTGTTCTGCATAATCCTTTATGTACTTAAGCTGCTGATTTGTAATATCCAATGAATCCGATGTTTTTGCAGTGTTTGCTGCTGTTTCAGCCGTGTTGTTTGTAATGGCATCTGTTCCATAACCATAGTCTTTATCCTTTGTTTCACCTTTCTTAAAAAGATTACCAAAAGTATTCTTAACCTTACTTTCAACACCCTTTCCAAGATTGTATCCTTTTCCATAAGCATCACCATAATTAATTCTGTAATCAATGCTTGGAGCTTCTTTATTTAATGTAATTGAATTTTCATTTTTACCCCAAGAAGTAACTGTATCTTGTAAAGAAGTTAATCCACTGGTCCAATCTGTTCCAAATATGGCATCTATAATCTTGGTAACAACTTTTCCAAGACTTAAAAACCATGATATAATCTGACCTATCAGGTTTGCAACTGCACCACCAAAAGAATCAAATCCACCATTTGTAACATTTAAAATCCATTCAATTATGCCAATAAAAGGCTGAACAAAAATACTCCATACAGCCTGAATTATTGCATTAATCGTTCCTATTCCTACATTTATGATTGCTGCTCCTGCTGATGCCACTACACCTAAAATCACACCTGTAGCAGAACGGGTTTTATTCTGCACCTTGTTAATTGCTGCTACTATCAGATAAATAGCGGCTATTACCGCAATTATAGCAATAATAATCCATGTCAATGGGCATGATAATAATGCCGCATTGAATGCAATCTGTGAAGCTGTTGCACCTGTTGTTGCAGCGGCTTCCTTTGCTGTAACAGTTCCATGTGCTACGGCAAACAGTATTGATATCTGTTTTAATCCGTTGCTTATTGCTTCATATGTATTATGCAAAAATAATATACCATTATATATAGCTAAGGCTGTTACGATTCCCATTATAACCGGCTCAATAATAGACCAATTAGATTTAAAGAAATTAATCATTTGCGTTCCAATGTTAATAATTCCTGTTATTGCTCCCATTACTAAGACTGCAGCATTTCCAAACCCGGTTGCTAAAAGCTGTATGGTTGGCAGATTGTTATGTATTGCATTAAACATATTCACAATGGCCGGTTGTACCTGTTGTCCTATTGTTGTTTTTACAGCATTAAAATCATTTCTGTTTCTAGCCATTACACCCTCTGGAGTTTTAGCCATTGCTTCGTTCATCTTTCCAACATTTTGTTCTATTACCTGGGCAAGCATATTAGCCTTTTCCATCTCAGTTCCATTTTTCATTACCTTTTCCTGATAATCCGTAAATGAAATGCCTGCACGTCTTAATGCTCCAACCTGACCAGTCATAACCTTACCTGTCATATTACCGATATTAACCATATCCTCATTAGTAACATTAACACCATGCATCTGAACCGCTAAGTCAGCCATCTTAGGTAACAAAGTTTTAACTGCATCTGTCTGATGAAAATATGTTGATGCCTGTTGCGCTCCATTTATTAAAGCTGTCTTTCCAACAACACCATAACCACTTATCTCAGAAGCAAGATTTTTCATCATATTAACCTGTGATGTTCCTGCTCCCTGCATTGCACCCATTACTTCAGTAAGTTTTGTCTCTGCCTGATGTAATTGAGATACCTTTTCATTACATTCACCTATAAAGCTGGCTCCCTGTCTTATAAGAAATATTCCACCAAGAGAAGCTACCAAACCTTTAACTGTGGAAAGTAATCCTTTTGCTGAATTTGTCCCCTCTCTTACTTTACCATTGTATGTTTCTTGACTTATTGAAGCTCTTGACGTGTCACTTGCTATCTGCTTAATCTCTGCATCTGCCAATCCTAAATGTGTTCTGGCAGAAGCTAATTTAGAAGTATTAAACATATTTCCTGACACGCCTTGGGCTCTTTCACATTCATTAATTACAGTTGAGACAGCATTAGTTATGTTCATAAGCGGTGCCGTCATTCTGTCTGTTAACTGAAATGAAGTCATTATTGATGCCATCTCTTTACCTTACCTTTCCAACTTTCTTGCTTTCTTCCTCTTCCTGCTCAACTCTTGCATTAATGGAAGCAATCACAAAAGCTCTCTCATTTTTATCCAAACTCATAAAAAATGAAGGTGTCCAATGAAATTTATGTAGACAGTAATATGCATACATTGAATCAGGATCACCTTCATCTATTAGTTTTTTGCTTCGTTAACTTTATCCTGTAATGTTTCGTCAAATCCGTTAAACTTCTGAATAAATTCAGCAAACTCATTATATTCTCCCGGATTATCAATCATCTGCTTAATTAAGTCTTCCGGATTCATTACACCATAAGAATCCTGTAATTCCTTATTGTATAAATCAGGTTCTGCAACAGATGCACACATCAGCTTTGCAATAAACAATGAAGAATTAAATTTCTGTCTGTAAACACCCGGCTTTCCTGTAACCTGAACCTCTGTTGTACACTTCTCTCTAATTCTTTCATATTCCTCAGTTGAAACTGCCTTAATTTTCCAATCCAATGGAGTTCCATTTTCGTCGCATAATGAAGCGGTTACCTTATATGCCACGTCATCCTTATATTTCTTATTTTTCTTTAAAAAAGCACTTAAATTAGTTGCCATATTCCCTTACCTTCTCTTTCTAAAAAATAATGGATAAGAAGATTTTTAGTTCTCCTTATCCACGTTACTATTACATATATGCAGGTTCCTTATATTCTGAATCCTTGCTGTAGTCCATTGCATATGCCTCAATGTCCTGTTCAATAAAATCTCCATCCGCATCAAATGAAGATAAAAGAACATCTCCTTCTATCATACACTGATGATAAGTTTTCCCTGATGCTCCCATTGATGTTGCCGGATCATTTGATTCAACCTCGGCTTCAAAAGTTGGAAGCATTCCTGTATTCTTGTATTCTTCCACAAGTCTATCAAAAGCCTCCGTACACTTATACAAAGTCATTTTTATTTTAATTTCCAATCCACTTGGCTTTTTGCCTTTAATGGTTTTACCAAGAATCGGTACATCGGCAAGACTAACATTTGCCTTTGCTTCAAAATTCTTAGCATTAAGCATTGCGTATCTTCTGCCTCCAACAGTACAGTATAATGTTGCTAACTTACTTGATGGTGCATCATTAGTATTCATAAATCCACTCATTCTTTACTGCCTCCTTCCTAATCTATGATCGTAGTCATATAAAGTTTTTCCATTACACCTACAATAGTAATATTTGTATTAATTACTACCGCTTTCTTATCTTCACCCTTTTCAACAACAATATCGTCATCACTAAATTTCTCTATTGCTCTTGTATCTACAAGATAATTAAAAATGCTTCTGACATCATTCTTAAGTGATACTCTACCTGCATTGTCATTAGAAATTTTTCCAATATATTTCTTATTAAAAACAGATGCCACATTGTCTGCAATGTAATCAATCACACGAATTGTCTGATTCTCCTGAAAAATGCTCCCCTTATCCTCTGTTACTGTTGTAAGGGAATTAATGTCTCTTAAAACCCTAAGTTCATCACCACACTTATGAATAACAAACTTTCCTGAAGTTATGGCATTTTCAAGTTCTGCCTGAGTATACTGGCAGTTAATTTCTTCCAGTTCCCCATCATATAACATATTTGTGCAAGCCTTGTTGACACCACAGGCTGCTTCTGCTCCTGCGACCCACGGAATAACATCCTTTGTGTTCATAACATTAATGATTCCCTCATAATCAGCTTCACAATTATACATTACAGTCTGAAACTTAATGCCCATTTCATCACGCATTCTTATTGTCCAGGACTTGTATACTTCCTGTAATTTTGTGTCTGTTTCCATTACCACAACCACATTAAAAGCGTAATTCTCCAATAACTGCATAAACATTGTATGAGCCTCATTTGTTGGCTTATCATTAATTCCACCTGTACCTCCTGTTAAGAATGTACCGGCAGTTTCTTCAAGTTCAAATGATTCCTTCCATTCAATAAAGGCATTGTCCTTTAATTCTCCTGAACTTGCAACTGTCTGAATGTCAACTAATGTTGTATCCATATAAGTTGACACATCATACTTTTCTGTCTGATCAATGTTTTTCTTGATAACAATCTTTATTGAATTTCCTCTTGAGCCCTTACACTTGGCATCTGCATACTTACAACCTGCTTTTGCTCCGCTATTGTTAATCTTAAAAAACAAACCTTTAGTTGAATGTTTAAACACTTCCCTAACATTAATAAGATTTCCATCATATGGACTTCTTCCGAAAACTTCCAATGCAACCTTTTCAAATTCATCAGCAGTCACTTCAAAAATCTTATCATCAGGTCCCCAGTCCAAACATATTGGCATGGCAACCACGCCACTTTCCGTATTGTTCTTAATTGAATTTCTACTAATAACATTTACATAAGTTCCCGGAAGAACCTTATTCTGTGCTGTAAATGTTCCACCACCTAATGCCATTTAGTTTACCTTTCCTTTCTTCCATTTTTTCAAAATATCATCTGCTTCTTCAACGGAATATTCATCTTCATCATTCAACAGAGCTTTTAAAATATCCCTGTCCTGTAAAAACCTTTTTGACTTCATCAATTCGCTTTTTCCGTATTTTACAGATGCCTTATTCTTTGCTTCCATCTGTTAAACCTCCTACACCTGTTCTTATTTCATAACTTTCAAACTTATCCTTGTCTTCCTGTTTCTCCATAACAAATGTTTCATAAGTTACCTGAAACTGCAAAACACCGTCAACCATCTGACCTGTCATTTCTGCTGAATGAAGCTTAAATCCATCAACCTCAATATCCCTTAACAAGTACTGTAATTCTTCCAGCACTTCCATTCCTTCACCATAACAATTATCACTCTTAGGCCAATACCTGATAATAAATGGAACTGTCTTTAGAAATCGTGGTCCAAGTTTACGTCTTAAGGAAGGATTTAAGCACAAAACAGAAAAACAAGGCTCTTTTAGGCTCTGTTTCACTGCTTCTGTATATATCTCATATTTTTCTTCAACGAAGGACTGCCTTATCTGTCTTACAATCCCATCAATCATCTTATTTATCATTTAACTGCTCCTGATAACCATTTTTTCAACTTAGCTTCAAGAATGCCCGGGGCACTCTGCCTAATCTCCTGTTCAGACAAAGTAAGCATATACTTTCCTTCAACCCATCCTGTCCCGTTTGCCGTTCTATGACCAAACTCAACATATGATGCATATTCAACAGGATTGATAATCTCTATTACATATGTATCACCGAAATGATGAACAGTAAGAGAATCTGCATAAGACGTTGCAGCCTGATTGGTTCCAGCCGTCCATCCTCTTCTAAGCGTTCCACCTACTTTTCCTGAATTGGAAGGATACGTACCTACTGGAGTTCTTTTAATTACTTTTGCAAGAAGTCTTGCAGCAATCTCCCTTGATGCAGCTTCAAAAAAATCATCAGAATTTCTTGCCATTGCTTCAAGACTGTCCCTTAACTGCTCCAACTGCTTACAATCAATTTTAGAATCACTCACGCCTTATCCTCCACCAAATCAAGCAAAATCTCCTGATGTGTAGGATAAACCGCAGGTCTTCCACTACTTTTGTAGGCTACCACACCGCCAACGCCCTTTACCAATATTTTAGAACCCGGCTTAACATTGATTTCAGGTGCCATAAACAATTTAATGACCTGAGTAACATCTGAATCAGCCTCATTCTCTGAATTGGAACTTATATTGCTGTAAGAAAGTCTGCAACAAACATCTGACTGCACCATTACCTCTTCAAAGTTAGTCACAGAAGAAACAACAACCTTTTTCTTTTCAAAAATATCAGCCCTAAAGTCATATGACATTTCTATTGCCTTTCTGGTTCTTAAAACTGTATTTTTCGAAAGCATTTAATCAGCTCCTCTCCACTGCACCTTAATCTGTTCAGCATAACATTAAAAGCCTCATCAGAAGATGTGCCACTGAAATTAACAGAAGTATCTCCTACCTTTACAGAACTTACTGCCTGCTCTAAGTCAAATTCTTCAAGCTTACCTGTTGTCTTAAGCAAATACAAAAATTCACCGCACACTCTTTCACAGGCTGATTCAAACAATCCCTTTGGAAGTTTCTTAACATGGCATCTGGAATTTAGCTCAGAAACAACTTTATCAATGCAGAACATCAATAATGAATAATCATCTTCTGAATACTCATAGCCAATGTTCTTCAATAATTCTATGACCTTATCTTCCAATAACTCCATCTCCTTCCTTTAGCTGTGAATGCGTGTATGACTTTAACTCAGAGTGCTTATACAATGATAAATAATCATTCGAAATAATTGAGACGGATATTGAAAATGTTTCTCCACAGTTTACAATCTGCTTACTTAACTTTGCATCAATAATGATGTTTTTATTCATCAAACCACCTCAATTTGTACTCTCTTTTTTAGTATTTCATCAGCAATATAATATGTAATCTCCAAACAATATCGCATTGACTTACTTAAAGGATTCAACTTCACCGTAATGCAATGCTCATTTATGGTGCAGTTTCCTTCTGTTTCAAGTTCCCTGTCCTTATAGAGCTTATATGTTGCCCTTGATATTTCAAATTCCTCATTCTTTGTAGACTTAACAAGAAATTTTAAATACTTGTCCTCACCTAAAATAAAGTTAATGTTCACACGCATCACCTCTTCTTAATAGTTCTATACAAAAACTGCTTTCTGACAATTCAGAAAAATAATTATCATTTTCCTTTTCAATGTCATATTCTGACGTTACAAAACCAATTTCATAATCATCATTAATGTATGTACATTGGTATGGTAATGGCTCAATGGTAAATTTCATTGCCGTTGCATCATAAGAAAATAACACATCAGTACAATATGCTATATTCCCGGCTTCATCAAATGCAGTAAGTTCCATTACATACCTTCCACTCTTTTGTGCCGGTACCTCGGCAGTCCAGATGTCTCCCTTCAACCTTGTAAAGATAACATCCTGACCTTCAACCTTACCAATAAGCCTTACTACCATTTAGTCTGTAACCTCCACAGAAATTGTATATGTTGCGCCGGCATTAACTGGATTTGGCGAAATAGTAACTGACTGAATAACCGGTGCAGTCTGGTCAAGTACAACCTTCTTTGTAACTGTAGATGTCTTTCCTGCTCCATCCTTTGCCGTAATGACAATGGTATTTTCTCCTGTCACTAATGTAAGTGTCTTTGTAAAACTTCCATCACTTCCAACTTCAACAGTCTGTTCAGTTCCACCATTAAGCTTAATAGTAAGAGTTACCGGTGAGCTTGTAACATCATTAGTAGTACCCTTAACAACAAGAGATGACTGATTTGTAACAAGATTGTCAACCGGTGCTGATACTGACAATTCAGGTGGAACAGTGTCAACAGTAAATGTTACACTCTTCTGAGTTGCAACATTACCATCATAATCACTTGCGGATACCTTAATTGTGTGAGTTCCATCTGACAAAGCTGTAGTTGGTGCATAACTACATGTATAATTCTTTCCTGACTGTGTCTTAGTAATTCCTGTTGTAATTGTCTGGCTATCAATAATAAGCTTAATTGTTGATGGATTAACACCTGAATCTGCATCTGTAACAGTCCAGTTAATAACAGGCTTGTTATTAGTCAACTTAGCAGAAGATGAAGGTGCTGTTATTGAAATAACAGGTGCAACCTTTTCCTTAACCTTAAGCTGTAAGCTTGAACCAAGTGTTGTGTCCGTTGCATCCCTTGTCACACTGTTTCCAGCTTCATCAGTAGCCTTAACCTTAACATTATAATAATGTCCATTCTGATTGTATGATGATGTTGACGGAGCTGTTATTGTAGCCTCATACTTCTTAGTTGTGGCATTATATGTCAGTGTATGGGTTTGTCCGTTAATTACAACCTGTACTGTTTTTACTGCCATAGGTAATGCCCTCCTTATCCTAATTTATGTTTAAATGCAACAATTCTAATCTGCTTAGGCTCATAAACAGGATTCCAGTTAGCTGGGTCTGCAAGTTCTACTCTTGAAGGACCTTCTGTCTTTGCCACATTTGCGTTAGTAAAGGCAATTCCTCTAGGATGAAGAATTGTTGTTCTTCTGTTAATAAGGTAATCAACACCTGAACCCTTTCTCTTTGCTCTATCAGTTTCAGTTGGAACAAATCCTTCAGGATTTCCGTTACCTAATGCAACTGCTCCATTACCAAAAAGATATGTTGTGTATGCCTTAGTTTTTGAATCATATGGGCATCCATCATCAATAATTACTCTCTTACCCTGATATGTACCAAATGCTACATCGTTTGATGGCTGTACTGTTTCAATAAGATTCTGTTTCTTAAGGTATGCTTCTGTAGCTGAATGCATACAGATACCTGTAAGCTGCGCTTTAGCATCTCCTAACTTCTGTTCTGCATCAATAAATGCTGAACCACTCCAATTAGCTGCAGCTCCTGAATTTCCTGAAATGTCTAAAAGATTAGAATCAAGTCTTGTTTCAGCTGCTTTCTGTGGTTCCTTAACTTCCGGAATTGTTCCAAATACACCATTAAGAATTGCCACAAGCTCCTTCTGCATGTCTCTTGCCCAGAACTGTGCCACCAAATCACCGATTGCCTTCATTGGATCTGCTCCTGAAAGTGCTGCTGATAAATCTGTTGCGCTCCACATTTTTGCTCTTCTTAATACTGCTGCCACATCCTTGTTTGAAGTAATTTTGTTATCTTCAAGGTCTGCTCCTTCAATTACCTGCTCTGATTCTCCTGTTAAATCCTCGAAGAATGGCATTGTTACTAATGGTGATGCCTGAGAAGCTAAAGCATCAAATTCAGCATTGTTTGTAACGATTCCGCTGTTAAATAATGCTGATAATTCCATTGTTCTGTTTAATACGTACGGAGTAAATAACTCTGGTACAATTACGTCCTGTAAAGTTGTTCCTGGCATATTTTATACCTTCCTTTCATTTTTTGTTTAAATTGTTACCCCGGCTGCAGCTGCCAATTCCTTAGCCTGTGCCGGATTTTCCTTGAGCATTTTTCCCTGCTCAGTTAAGTTAAATGTTTCCTTGGCAAAAGGATTCTTTGTAGGACTTCCACCCTTGCTAGGTTCATATCCTGCTTTCTGCTTAAACAGATGTGCCATAGTCTTATCTTCCCTGTAAGCCTTAATTGATTCGTCAACACCAATAGGATTGTTGTCCTTGTCAAATGTAAACTTATCAATTCCACCAGCCTTATAGATAAGATAATCAGGATCCAATACTCCCGACTTTGTAAGCTGTTCCTTTAATGCATACTGCTTTGTTGCATTAATCGCAGCAGTCTTAAGATTTCCGATTTCTGCTTCATAATCCTTAATCTTATTCTGGAGTTCTTCATTATCTCCATTTTCCTTCTTTAATGTTGTGATTGTCTCATTTGCTGTCTTAAGTTCCTCGCATTTATCATTAAATACATTCTTTGGTACAGCATGTTTTGGAAACTCTTTCTTTACGGCTTCCATAACTTCATCAACATTAAGTTTTCCATCTGTTATTTTTGCTCCTTCAAGCAATTCCTTTAACCATTCCATTTTCTATTACCTCCATAGATGTTTTATTCCAGTTCTACTGGTGATTGGATTCTACCGATATACCTTCGGCAAGGTATTTCTGTTCTTTAGTGCCTACAGAAAAAGGCATATAAAAAGAGAGCCTATTTCTAAGCTCTCTGATTAACATTATTAAATTCTTTACTGCATCAATTCTTGTCCATCAAATATAAATGATGTTATTGCTTCAGTTTTTCTATTAATTTTAAACTGAAATTGGCTTCTTATTTCTGCTCCAAAACTATTTTCAGCATCAACATATCCCTGCACTACTATTTGCTTTTTATCTTTTCCATATTTCCATCCACCAAATTTTGCCGAACTTGGTGATTTTAGCATTGCTTCAACCTGACTTTTACATTCGACTTCCCATTTGGTCACTTCTTCTGATGATAATACATAATCTGTTAATTTGGCTTTAGCCTTGCCCTTTTTGTATAACATATTTTCGCCATACTTAAGAATTATAACCTTGTTGTTTTTATTAAGCCACATTAACACTTCCTTTCCATCCTGCATTTCTATTCTGAAACCTTTATCATTCTTCTTCCACGCTCCATTAAGGCCCTCATCAGCTTTAACATCCTGATAATCTGTAATGTCACATTGCTTTAAAATATCTTCAATTGCTTTTGCTTCATCTTGCGAACATCCAACTGCCTCTTCAATCTTGCTTTTTTCTACGTATATCTCAGGATCTGTACTCATTATTGCATAACCAATTGCAACAATCATCCCTATAAAAACTATAAGACTAATAAGGCAACCATGCCCTTGTTTTAATGTTTTTTTACAGTTCGGACAAACCTTTGCCTTTTTAGGAATTTCGCTTTGACAAAACTTGCATACCTTAGTTTCACTCATATTCTCTTCCTCCTATAAACATTTTGTTATATTCTACCATATATAACAAAACTTTACCATTCCTTAAAACATTTCAGTTTTATTTTCGTCATGTTGCACTGGAACAACTAACTGTTTTTCAGTTTTATCAATTTTACCTGTCAACTCCTCTATTCTGTTACTAAGCCTAATAAATGTATCAATATCATCTATTCTACATTTACTCTGCATTTCCCTGCATCTTGTGATCTGTTCCTGTAATTCTTCCTTGTACATACTTGTCCTTTCTTGTTTTTGGGTATAAAAATACCACCTAGCCTTTTGACTAGATGGTAAACCTACTTCTCTTTATTTTCTCTTTTTTCTACTTCTTTTATAAATTCTTTAAATTCCTCTTCTGTCATTGCTCGTATCTGGTCAAACAATCCACCTGGTTTATACATTCTATCATCACATATAAATTCTTGACTATTATTCATATATCATATTCTCCTATAATTTTCTAAATACAAAATCAAACTTAAATGATAACTCCTCAAGCGCTTTTTCCATACTTGTAACTTCAGTATACATCGAATATTTTTTCAATGCAACATAATAATCTTTTTCGGGTATTTCTTTAGATGGTCTTGAATAATAATATATACTTCCATTATGCCCTACTGTAATACCCGCTACATTCTTATTTTTTAAAAGAACGTTTAAATCACTTAAACTTGGAGGTAATCCCCTTGGATGATTATGTATTAATAATACTTTTTCTCCTTTTTTTTCCGCTCTACTAACATCTTGATTAAACTTTTTAGTTCTTTTTATTCCAAAAGGAATATGCTGGTTAGTTATATCTGAAATCTTTTTACATGACGACAAACTAATTGCATATAACTCTTCTGTATTTTTTCCGTCTCTATTTTTTAACGCATTTCGACTTTTCTCTGCAATTAATCCTTTTACTTTTTCATCATCTGATATTTTGCTAAACCTTGCACCGTATTCTTTTGATTTTACCACCTTCCAATTAACTCCATAATTATACTTATCTTCATATCCCTTACTTACACCTTTCTTGGAACTGCGTTTTGTTCTTAGAGATTTTTCTCTAAGTTCTGAATTTACATACTTTTCATTCCATTCTTTGTATGTCATATCCGCAGGAACATAATATGTATTACCATCTTCATCTCTTGCAGCTCTTTGCTCACCTTTGGCAAATTCATCATCAAAATAGGGTGCTGTACAACTTCTACAGTTAACGTGAAATGGCGGAGCTGTTACCCCCTCTTCATATTCACTCATCTTGAATACTTTTCCATCCATTTCCTGGCAGATGTCTGATGTATGACCGTCCAATGTGGCTACAATCTCATATCTTTCAACATCCAACTCCTTAAAGCATTCCTTTTGAGCCGCCGAACTGAAATAAACCGATTCCGTCATTACAAGTCTGCCTGCATTAGCCTTGCTTACATTCATTTTGCTTGCAATCTGGCTTATTGCCTTGTCTGGTCCTGCACCTGTAATACACATCTGGCTTAAACTTGTATGTAACTGATTTATAAGCTGTGTCTTGTTGCCCCATATTCTGTCACTGAAATTCTTGCCATCAGCTAACCAAGGCTTATTTACCACTTTTTCAATTAGCTTGTCATTTAAAGTTGCAAAACTTGAACCGACGCCCACACCCTTTTGAATTTCAAAGGCTGTTCTGTAATAACTATTCTTGTAAACATCCTTTATGTGCTTACTTACTTCATCATTCAGTTTTCCAAAAGCTGTTTCTGCCTGCTGTCTACACTGTAACTCCAACGCTTCAAGTCTGCTTATGTGCGCTCTGGCAGATGCATTTTCAAGTTCCTTTACCCATTCACCTGAAAAAGCGTTTTCCCTGCCCTTTTTTATATATTCCTCTACATCCCACTTAAGTTCCTTTAATTCCTTATCATTAAGGGATTTTCTTGCTTCCAACAGAGATATGTTATTATTATCCGCATATCTTTGATACCAGGCATTTATCTTTTCTTCAATTATCTTCTGAGACTTATCAAACTGCTCCTGAATATCCATTGTCTTCTTTACGGAAGTCTGATGTGTAGCTTCTTCCATTTCAACAAATCTTTTCTTCCAGTATTCGCTATTCTTCATCCGTTCCACCTACTGAGTTATCATCATCTTTAGCCGAATCATCAACATTGTCATCATCTTCACTTGACTTTTTTGTAAACATCTGCTGATAGATGTCAGCATTCTGTGTTTTTTCTTCATTTTCCTTCTTAAGCTGTTTAAGTTCTGCTTCAACGTCCTCAACAAACGGATGATTCTTAAGTATTGTTTTCTGGCTAATGATTCCAACACTGTCCTTGCATATGGCTGCCTGCTCCTGCTCATTCTTAATACAGGTTCTTGTCCATGTCTGAACAATGTTGTCACACTTAATGTTCTTAAAGTTGCAGATTGCTCTTACCAGTTTGGCAAAACCTAACTGAAACTCTGTTTCCATTAAACCTGTTTTCATCTCCAATAATGAATACATAAACTTAAGAGCCTCTCCTGACTGATTTCCAAAATTTTCAGGTCTTGGATCAAATCCCTGCCCCTGTTCGAAAATAGCCTTTCTTGTGGCATCAAGAACACTGTTTCTTGCTTCAATAGGAATCTCAATGTTAAGAGTGCTTACACCTGCACCTTCATCTGAATCCATTTTTATAACCTTATATTTCTTCAAATCCTGCAGGAATCCATTTAAATCTGTTCCACCATATCCGGAAAGAACAAATATAAGCTCCTGAACATCTTCAAGGTCATTAATAAAGCCACTAAACACCTTGTCGTACACATCAATCAAAGGCTTAATGTTATCAAGGTCAGAAGACTTAATGTTGTTATTAAAAAACGGAATGAAAGGTATTTCCTCCATTCCGTGACTATACTCACTTACGAGTTCTCCTGTTGTCGGATTCTCAAATATTGCATAATCTGTTAAGTTGTCATAATTTAAATCTGATTGAAGTCTTCTGTATACCTGACATTCCTCTTTGTTCCAATATTCATATATTGTGTAGTTTTTTCCATCTGTTTCATCTATCTGTGTATATACTCTTAATGCTCCTATCAACTTCTGTTTTGCTGACTTATTCCATACCGGAACAATTTGCTTACTATCAATAACTGCCCATTCAAATTCATTAAACTCATTAGTCCAATAATGAACCCAGGCAACACCTGTATTAGCTGCATTAACACAAAGCTCCATACACTCTTTTCTATATTCATCTCCCAAAGATTTTAATATTTCTGCATTAGCCTTTGAACTACCAATATCAAAAGTAGGGGGTGTAGTGAACGCATAAGCTGCTTTCTGGTTAACTATCAATCCGTGAAAGTTGCGGGGTATTCTGTTGTCTGCATTTCTCAACGGATGACCTTCTTCATCTTCCTTTTTAGGACCATATAGCACGTCACTCTGATTTCTGTAATATCTGTCAGCAATATCACATCTAACCATATACATTGCATGCCCCGGCATATACTGACTTAATAATTCCTTCATTCTAACTAAATCCACTTGTTTCACCTCTTTACTTTAATACTGATAATCCGTCAGACTTCTTAGCACAATCCTCTGCAATTCCTGTTGTTGCATCCTGTGCATCGTCATGATCATTCTTTCCTTCTCTCTGATACCTTGACATTGCCTTATAATAATCAGGCCATCTGTTCTTCCAGTCTTCAGGAAAATATATGTGTTGCATTACCCACGCTGAATTTGAAAAAATTCTTGCATTCTTGTTGTTATGCTGTGTAAACCACTTAATAACTGTCTTGTTACTTTTTAATTCATCCTGAAGTATTCTTTTAACACTTCTGGCAAATCCTCTACCACCATTATTTGATTCGATTCTTGCAATATTTACATTTCCATCAAATAACAGCTTAGCTGTTAACGGCTCTGTAACTTCCATTGGTTCCTGTGTATATATAACATCAAGTACGTACGCTTCATTGTCAAATGTTACTCCGTAGTTAATACTGCATAAGTAATCCTTACCTTCATCTGCGGTATCTGTATAATTTCTAATCTGCTTAAATTGTGGCATTTCTTTGTACGTCTTAAATGAAGTGTACATTCTGCCCTTTATGTCAATAGGATTCTGCTGATAGTTTGCTTCTGCAATATCTATTCCCATTGACATCTTTTTATTTTCGTATGATCTTTTTGACAAAATTTCAGGACAAAGCATTGTTCCATCTTTCTTAACAGCCTTATAGCATATATGCCTTACCTTTACGCCTATGCTCTTAAAGTGTTCCAATGCCCTGCCAGCCAAATCCAAACTATGCCATCTTGTCATTACAATGATAATCTTGCCACCCTCTTCAAGTCTTGACATCATTGTGTCCGTAAACCAGGTCCAATGATTATCCAGAATATTTGCATTATTAGCTTCCAGTGCTGACTTAATCAAGTCATCAATAATCATTAACGTTGCACCAAAACCTGTTGCTGTTCCTGTTGGGGATGTTGCCAAATAATTGTTATAGCCATTTTCAAGTGACCACATATTCATTGCACCATCACCACGTTTAATGGTTACTCCCGGGAACACATCTGAATAAACAGCCTTGTTTTCATCTGCCTTTGTTTCAAGAATCGTGTTTCTCACGCCCTTTGAAAACGTTGTAGACAATGTTTCATTGTATGAGCCTGTCATAATCTTCTGTGTTTGGTCATTTCCAAGAACCCATTCAACAAAATTGCCAACAGTTCTAGACTTTCCATGTCTTGGTGGCATATTAACAACCATTACTTCATAATCTGATTTTATGAACTGCTGCAACTCATTACAGAAATCACGTAAAAAACCCCTGTCTTCCTTGTAGAAGTCAGGAGCCTTTAATTTGCAGTACTGCCAAAAATTTCTTCTTGCCAGCTCTACCCTTGCATAAAGCTTTATTAAATTCTTATTCAGATTCAAGGTCCTCACCTGCCAATCTAAGCAGTTGTTCAGTACTTAATCCCTCAAAAGGATTATTAACATTTCCTGACACCTCAACCTTATCCTTAAACATTCCTAAATGTCTTCCCAACAGTTCCAAAGCCTTTACCTTGTCATAGGTAGTTAGCTCTATTCCATTCTTACCCTGCTTAATACCTGAAATAGCCTTAATCTGTCTTCTTGAAAGTTCATCAGTTTCAGTAATCTCAACTGCCTGATAATACATCTGATTTCCTTCACTATCCAATGCCGGGACATAATCACCATCCGGTGTCTTCATCATCACCGGCTTAGTCACAACCTTGGCATATTCAGAACCATTGGCAAAGGCAACTGCTGCAAGCTCCTGAATCACATCATCTTGCGTAACCTCAATTCTTTCCAACCTGTCCTTAATTCTTTCATCTATGTATTCCTTAATCTCCGGAACATTCATAAGACGAGCGGCTGCCGCTGCTGCTGTATTATCATTTTTGACGTGTGGATATGCTTCCTTATACGCCCTTGTTCCATTCAGATCAATCAAATATTCATTTGCAAATATAACTTGTCTGTCAGTCACTGCAACCGCCCCTTTCTTACCGAATTTATTTTATAAGCACTCTGCTTCTTTAAAAGCATCAAATATTTTAGGAAATTGAATAGCAAACCAATCCACCATTTCTTCGTTCAGTGCCCAACAATCTGACGAATTACTGTTACCCCATAATCCTGATTCATATAAAAACGCATGTATTATTTCGTGTCTAACTACCTGTTTCATGTATAACTGCAAATCTCTTACTGAATCTTTCTCTTGTACCAATTCTGCAATTTTAATTGTTTTTATTGAATAATCCATAATGCCGTCTGAACCTTCAGGCATTTGCTCATCTGGAACATCGTATTTAATTGTGTATTCTGATCCTAATATATTTACTTTTTTATCCTGCATTTTTCTCCTATTTTCCTACGAAAAAAGACAGCCTAATGACTGCCTTTTCCTTGTTTTACCAATACAATAATTGGAGGATACTATTCAGATAACAGAAGTCCCTTCTGTTCAACTTCTTACTCTATCATTTTAGCACTGATTAATGTGACATTCTATGACACGTTTAAAACCGGCTCAATATCTTTCAATGCATAGCCATGTAGTCTTAATACATGCCTGTAAGATATATTCATTTCCAATGCTATCTCTTCCCACTTCTTGCTCTGGCAGTATCTCTTGTACAAAATCTGCTCGTATTCAGGATTGTTTAACTTCTGTATGTTGATTATTACGTTTGCTCTGGATAAAGCAAATTCACGCATCAAATCATTCCACTCACATTCCTTTTCATTAATCTTGCAGATTGTTTCTGCCATCTTATCCTGTGTTCCTGAAGACAGTACCCTCTCGCCCTGTTGGATTGCTCCAGTACTCACCACCATTTCCCTTAGGGTATCTATCTCTTCTTTTAGAATTTTCATCTTAGATTCAAGATTTCTAACCTGATTCAAGTATTCCTTTGCTGTCATTTCTTCCAAACTCTCAATCCTTTCTCTATTTTTCTGCATAAAAAAACCAACCACCGAATATTGGTAGTTGGTCTTTTGCTTTATCTGGAAACTCCTAATCTTGACATTAGAGCTTCCTGCAATACTTTTGAAACATTAATGTGAGCTTTTTCTGCTTCCTGATTTAACCAATTGGGAAGAGTAACATTACGTCTTACTGTTCTGTTATCTAACATTTTTCGATATGCTGTTAAGTCTACATCCACCAATGACAGAATGCCCTGCCCTTCATCATAAAATGTACCTTCCGAAACATTTACATCAGATATTGCAGATGGTTTAGCTACTTCTTTTTCACTATCCTCTGCTTCTATACACTTTATGCCTATTGCGTCTCGTGCCATCATAATAGCATCTGCCATTGTTCCCTTTGGCTTTCCTTCCTCATTTGCTTCTGTGATAATTCCAAGATCTGGAACCTCAATCAAGATGTTAGCATCTACGTCCGTAAAAATTACCGGATATGCAACTTTCATTTTTATCAACCTCCATTTTATCTATATTATGGGCTTATTAAGAGCAGGGGACGTTACAATCCCCATTTTCTTAATATTGCTCTTGCTAACTTTTCGTTCACTTCTTTGTGTCTTGGAATCTGTTCTTCATCGTCACCTCTTTTGTATATATCGTGATTGCCTCCGTGTCGCTCGAACTCAAATCCAATACTTCGAAGTTTTTTAACTAACTCACGTTGCTTCATTAGTATTCCTCCTTTTGATTATATTATACACACTGCGTACACATTTGTCAATCATTTATACACATTAATTACACATTTTCAACTACCAATATTCAATTGTCAATGTACCTTTGTTTCTAATCCTTATCTTGCAACTTACATATCGCCCACAAGACGAACACTGCTCCAATTACCAGGACTATTGCCAATGTGTTAATTATCGCCACTTACTCCACCACCTTCCACAATCTTAATTGCTTTATTTGAGCCTATAACATCAACTTGTCCTGTTTTACCGCTTTTATCAATAATTACATTTATTCTTGCTGTCCATTCTTCTATTTCTTCTATGACCTTATCCACGTCATAAGCTGTTGGCTGTGCATCAATAAGCATTTTTCCTGCTTGTCTTGTATCTTCTGCAAACTTACTTGCTCCCACAAACACTTCATTAAAGTCTATTTTATCTGCGTCTATTAATCTCATTTCTTTCCTCCTATCATCCGAAACTCCGTAAGGGAGTTAAGACTGAACCGTATAAACTTTTTCTTACCACATCTGAGACAAGTAACTTCAATTTCTCCGTCTCCACAAATTGAATTAATTTCATAGATATGTTTGCAAAGAAATTTAATCTTACGTTCATATTTCATTCGCTTTTTTATTTTAGAAAACAGAAAAATTAAAATTCGAACTATACGAATAAATACAGTCGCTATCCCTATTCCTACGAATATAGGAATCAATATATGTATCATTTATATCTCTCCTTATTCTTCAATTTTCATATTAATCCTCCTTAATTCAACACTAATGTTACATCATCTAATAAATGTACAAGATCAGCTGTGAAATAGGATAATTTTCCAACACAAGAAGAATTAATAATTACAGCATTATATGTCATATAAGACACATCTTTTCTATCTTCATCGTGGACTTCACTGATTTTCATATAGTAATCACCCTCATATTCAAACACATCTCCAACTGCCAGTTCATTAAAACTCATTGCATTATTTCTGTTGTCTTCAATCTTCATCTTTCCATCTCCTTTTCAATTTCTAACAGTCCTGCCTTAGTTAACTCATATATAGTTTCCGTTACAACATCTAAATCCGAAGTATGATAGCTTCCCTCTATAGCAACATCTACGTATATATCTCTATGAAAATCTGTCCTTACGGATATTTGAACACTAGGAATATCATATGCTTCAGATATATAGGCTATCTTATTTTCATCTTCCTCATCCATCAGGAATTTGTGCCACCATCCGTGCATATACTCAAATCCACCACCCTGCAGACAACGTTCTCCTGAATCTGCCCATTCTTTACCTGTTTTAAAGCCGAACTTTCTAAGTTCATTTAGATCTATATCATCTTTTATTTTCAACATAATCCTACGTCTCCTTCTAACTTATATTTTGGTATTTGTTTCACTCCTTAACATTTCTTAACATTTATATAAAACTCAACTGTGGACTATCATCATTTATATACAATTTCGGAATCCTCTCTCCGACTTTCAAATAGCCACAATTCGCTTCAACTAATTTTTGAGCCATAATTGGAACAACACTGTTTCCAATTCTTGCCACCTGCTTAGATTTCGGATATGGCTTTCCGTCAACTCTGTCAATGATGTAATCTTTTGGAAAACCTTGCGCCAATTTTAATTCTTCAGGAGTCAACATCCTTAATAGAATATCTACAATTACATATTCGTTTCCCAATACTGTAATTAATGCAAATCTGTCTTTAGTAACAATTGTATGTAATGGACTATCAACGCTCTGTCCTGTTCCTTGTCCGTAGTATTCAACAATGAACTGACTAACCCAGGTACATTTAAGAGCCATATCTTCATCAATTCCAAATTCAAACAATTTATCCTTTTCAACTGCCAAAACGTTGACCTGACCAAAATGCCCGGCTGATGTTGTTATCGTATGAATAGGTTCTAATACACTTTGACCTGTTCCGGTTTTATAGAATTTTGACAGAAAAGCAGCTACGATTCCGTATCTATTGCTTGTATCAAGCGTCATTATTGGTTCAGACACCTTTTGTCCTCTCACTTCTGCCTTTGCCGTCTCGGAATGATATTGAATGATGTACGGAGTACACATATAGTTCTTTCCGCTTGTTACTATCGTACCTAACGTTTCATCTGGTCCATTTACTCTTGGCTTTTGATTTTTGTTTTCGCCATATCCAATAGGCACAATATATGGTGTTATTTTTTCATTTGAACTTATTGGCACAATAAATGGCTCTTTGTTTTCAAACACAAATTTTTTTAAGCCTCTGCCAATTCTGTTCATTGTATTCTGAGCCAATGGCTTTTTTCTTCCAAAGATTGACTTTCCTAAATTTTTAAAATCCAAAATGGTTGATACCGGCACCCACTTCTTTAGTCCATTTGAACCACCCTTGTTATGAGTTGGTTCTGGACATATGATTGACTTACCATCTCTTCTAAATATTGCATACCAACGTTTCCTTGTTGTAGGTGCTCCATAATCTGCAGCGATTAATTCCCTACTTTCAAATACATATCCAAGTGATTTCATTGCTGTTATAAATTTCTTATAGTCTTCACCCTTGCGTTCTTTTATCGGATGCCCTGTTTCGTCCAATGGTCCCCATTGTTGAATTTCTTCAACATTTTCCATGATGATTACATCTGGAAGAATTGTTTTTGCGTGTTTAAATACTGCCCAAGGAAGTATTCTCAATCCCTTGTCTCTTGGCTTTCCACCTTTAGCCTTGCTATGGCTTGTACAATCCGGACTAGCCCACATTAAGGCTACGTGTTTTCCTTTAACGTATTTTTGCAAGTTTACTTTAAAAATATCTTCTGTTAAATGTAATGTATGTGGATGGTTCTCTTTGTGCATTGCAATAGCGTCTGGGTCGTGATTAATTGCTATATCCACTTGCCTTCCCAATGCCATTTCAATTCCGACACTAGCTCCGCCTCCACCAGCAAAGCAATCAATTATTAAATTATCCATTTCTCTCAGGAGTAAGAATTCTTTTATGTGCGCACAACTCTTCTCCTTTCGATTTTTTTATTTAATCACTGTTCTTAAGTCTCTTCTTTCGCTGTCCATGTCTATTCCACATTCTTCTGCAATTATGCTTATCTGCTCTTCCCATGTGCTGTAATCCTCTGCAATGCATTCAGCCTTGTTGTCGAATCTCTCAAACATCTGCTTTATTCTTTTGTTGCCAAAACCAAATTCATCATGCATTGTTACAGCCATTAGGATTTTTACATACAGTACTGTGTTGTACTTAACATTGTCACTGAATTTGTCTAAGTCTGCCTTTGATACCCTTAAAGGTAGGTCAATGGCATTTCTCATTTTCAGGTCTGCTTCCAAGGCATCCAATCCCTTTTCTCTTGCAAACCTTAGAGCATATGCCATACCCTCACGTCTTGCCTGTTCCTCTTTTGACATTCTTGCCATCCTTATTTCCTCCATTGCCATAAGCCTTTGCTCTAAAAATCTTTAGTGCATTGTCTCTTGGTCTTCCGTCATTTATGAACTTTTCCTGTTTATGTGTTAAAATGCAGCCAAATTCCTTACTTGTCTTTTTTCTCATTCAATTCCTCCAGCTTCGCCTTAAGCTCTGCTCTCTCTTCCTTGATTCTTGCCAATCTTACGTGATCATCTGCTGATAAGATTGAAACTGAAAATAAAATCTGCGATTCCATTCTGTCCAATTCCTCTAAGCGAATTTCTATGTCCTTAATATCCTTAACTTTCATTTTGTTGTTTCCTCCTCTTGTCTCTGTTTTCAATCAGTTGTCTTTCCAATGCCTGATAGTCATATTGCCTTTGGTCATTAAATGTCTTCTTGTTTTGTTGCTCTTTCTTTACAGGATAAAAATTACTCCAATCACCTGCTATGGCATTCTTGACTGCCTGTATTCTATCTTCATCCGTGTCGGCTATCTGATTCAGTCTGTCAATCAAAATCTTCAACTGATAGCCTGCTACTGGTTTACCTTTTTCTTCTCTAAGCTTCAGGTATTCATCAAAAGCAACATTCAAATCATGATTGGCAAAAAAGCCAATATTTTTCTTTTCTTTACTTTTGTTTTCTTTTATTTTCTTTTGTTGTATTTCCGTATCATTTATGTTGGTTTCTGTTACATTTACACTTGTTTCTGTTACATTTATCGGTTTTAATGGTTCATTTAATAAGGGTTGACCTTTTTCATCAATCAACCTGTATCTTGTTTTCTGGACTTTGTTCCTAACAGTCACTGTATCGTAGCGTCGCTGAATTCCAACAGAGGTTATAACTCCTTGCATCAGGAGGTCATGATCAAACAGACCTATATCCGCACAAGAGAGAATAACTTGTAACACAAAGTCTTTTTTGTTAACCCATCTGTTACCGATTGTCTTGATGATTTTAACCGGAAGGTTCTTCTTGAGCTGTTCAAAGTTTTTAAACTCAAGAAAGTAACCCTCTCGGTAAACCATCGAAATGACTATGTCGTAAATGGTTTGACCCAATGGACCATATTCATTCATCAGGTCCATTATTTTAAAGTCTTCATAATAATCAACATCTTTTGGGAAATAACTAAGTCCTGCCTTTATAGGTCTTCCCATTTATTTCTCCCATCTTAATGTAGTTTCCTGCTTCATATTCCCTATATATCTGCATCCAATCATCAAGTGTCATTGTCACCAGAATGTCCGCATTGTTTTTCTTGTGAAACACTGCTGGAAGTTCATCCTGCCTTGAATCTCTTCTTGCCTGCTCCATCCAGTCATACAAGTGCATTTTTTCCTGATGTTTTGCTTCTATATGTATTCCCGGAAGTCCCACAACGTCTGCATCACCATTTGCCCCACAATACTGCTGACCTCTTCTGGTTCTGTATCCGTATTCCCTTAGATGCCCGGCAAGTTGTCTTTCAAACCTTGCCCCCTTCTGCCTTGCATTAACTGTCATTCTGTATCTCCCTTACTCTTTTCCTTGTTGCCAGCAACGACCAACCTATTCTCTTTAATCTGTTGCTTTCCTGTTTGTAATACTTAATGACAAGTTCATCTTCCTCGCCCTCTATTGGTTGAAAATCCCCTTGTCCATTGGATAGATTAAGTATTACCGTGTTTCTTCTGGCCATTGCAATTTCTTCCCTTATGTCTCTGTCTGACAATCCTGTCACCTTCTCTAGCTTTTTTCTTGAAATCGCATTGTCCTTTCCGAAAGGGATGTAATCTGAAATGTTCACTGCTACTTCTCCTTTCTGCCTGCCACCATTAAGGTGACAGGTCTTACAATTTTGTGATATATATTTTGATTTATGACTGTCTGTTAATTCATTTATTAATATCTGTTTTAATAATTAAAAAATGCCTTTTGGAAGTCTCCTTCACTTTCATTTTTTGAATTATCCGATTTTGGATTTTCTCTTGTAACTGCCTGCTGTTTTTGTTCCGGCTGTGATTCGGCTTCTTCCATTTTCTGCTCTGCAACTTCCTCAAATGTTTCGTCCTGATTTAATTCCAGACTTTCCACATATGTATGCGTGCCATCCTCATTAATTACTGTCATGTCACTGTCAAGTGCTGTCTGTAGGTCAATGCTCATTATTCCCCACTTGCTTATGATTTGTCTCAACATTGTCTTATATGCCATTCCATCAAAGTCCTTGCTCCAGAAGGTCCACTTCGTTCCCTTCTTCAAGTCTGATGCATATCCCTGTGAATACTTCACTGCGTGAGCCTTCATCTTTTCCTTTGACCAGTACATTGCCTTCCTGAATCCATTGACATACTCAAACATTGCATAATAGCCAATTGTTTCTGCCTTTTCTCTCTCATTTTCATCTGAAATGAGATTTACTTCTATGTCTTCATTAAGTGGATCGAATCTGATTAACTCACCTTTCTTAATTGCCAGCACATTTAACTTCTTATACTGTCCTGATCTGATTGCCAGCTGAATGTAGCCCTTGTATCCAAGCTGGAACTGTGCCACCTTTGTTCCTGTTTTGTTATCCTTGAACGGAACCATGTAATACTGTCCAAGCTGCGGACTTGGAGAAAGATTAAGACTCTCTCCAAGCAATGCTGCACTTACTATTGATGAATTTTGACATTCCTGTAATGTTGGATTGTTTCCAACCGCACTTACTATTGAACTGATGAATCTCTTTCCGTTCTTTCCACCAACAACCTCATTAATCTGATTCTTTACCGCATCATTTTTCAAATATGCCGTAAAACTTGTTTCTTGTCTTTTTGCTAAACTGTTTGATACTGCCATTTCATTTCCTCCTACTGTATCTGCTCATATTTAATGTTGTTTTTCGTAAGGAACTCACCCAATGCATTGAGCTGGTTTCCTGTTCCACACACCCTGATTACTATTGTGTGTGTCTTCTCTTCCTGATTTTCTTCTGTTCTTTCTTCCTGTGCCTCTTCCTCAACAGTCTGTGAAACACTTTCCTGCTTCTGCTCCGGTTCCTTCTTTCCTGCCTCTGCAAGTTTTTCGGCTTCTGCCTTTTCTCTTGCCTGTCTTTCCTCAAGTTCTGCCTTTCTTCTTGCCTCATACTCGGCTTTTCTTCTTGCATTTTCCTCGTATGTCTGTTTAACCATCAATGCTTCTGTAATGTTGAGGGTTTCAATGTATTTCTTTTTCATTTCAAACTGATATTCACCGGTTTCAGCATTAATGACTTCCAAGTCGTGTCTTACACTGTCTCTCATATGCTCCATATCATTGGTTATTGACTTTAATGTTGTTGTCACATTCAGATAACTTTCCTTGAAAACACGTTTGAATGTGAGTATCTCCTTCAGCTCTTCGGCACTTGCAAAGGTCCTGTCATATATCTCCTCAACCTTTATGAGCTTCTCTTCCCTTTTCTTCTGGTCATAAGCCTTTACCTGACTGTCAATGTTGGCATTTGCCTCATCTACAATTGCAATCAGTTCCTTTACCTGGCCTTCAAACACACTGTATGGTTCAAGCATCATCTTCTTGACATCTTTCTTTCCGTCATTCAATGCCTTGCTGAACTTATTAAGTGCTGCCCTGTCAGCCTTTGCTTCCTTTATGTTTTCATCCGTGTACACCAATGACTTGTACACGTTTGCCTTTTCAGTAACTTCTTTTTTTAATTCCTCAAAGTTCCAATCAATGTGCTTTAGTGCATTATCCATTGTTGGATTGTAAATTTTTAATTCCATCTTTTTGGTATTCCTCCTGTTTTAAATTTCCGGCAGAATGAGAGCCGGCTTTTTTCTTTTTTTCACAAGCTCCATGAACTCCCTTTCTGACCTTTTTATTATCTCAATGTCTTCCTCAACATCTGCCCTTTCAATGTGATAATCCTTTGTGATTAGTCTTATGCTCTTATTCCACACACTCTTTATCTGTGCCCTGAGTTCGACAAACTCATATTCCGTCACCATCAGGTAATGAAGCACCTGTATGTAATAATTGTCCGGGATGTGTTCACCATCCCATTTTTCCTTGTGCATTGAACCAAAAAGCTCACTGGTCTTGCATTCAAATATGCCCTTCCTCCCGGTTTCAAGTTCTGTCAGTTCTCCATCAAGTGATGCGTGAGCAAACGGATACTTGTCATTGAGAAGCATGTTATCACCAAAGTATTCAACCTTGTATTCCGGGTGGTCCAATGCAAATATTGCTCTTATGTGTTCCTCTGCCCTGCTTCCATATATTACATACGGTTCATTTGATATGTCTCTTGGCTTGGTTATTCCAACCATTTCATTCCAAAACTCCACATTGTTCTTGTAGGGATTAAGTCCCAACACTGCTGCTGCATCAGAACCACCTATCTTTCCCTTTCTTGCAAGAAGCCATTCAGGTTTACTTGCAAATTTCTTTCTTGTAACCATTTCTAATCAACCTGTTCATTAAGAATTTCATCCGTACAGTGCATCAATAATGTAACCAGTATCACCATTCCCAGAGCCACAAGTAACTGCCCTGCTTTGCTGTCTACCTCAATCCAGCCATTGACTAACATCACTGCTCCTGTTATTACTCCTATTACCACGTTCTTGAATCCGTTAAGTACTCTGTACTTTTCAGCGATAATGTGGTAATCTTTAAGTGGTTTGTTTTTGTATGAGCTTGAACGTATTGCAGTACATTCAGGCTCTTTTCTTTTAACTTCTTTCACTTCAAGTCTTTTGTTTGTTTCCATAAGCTCTCCTAACTGAACATTAAATGTATGAATTTATTCAACATTTCATTTTCTTCTCTTGACAGTTTATTTTTGTTTTCTCTTACACGCTTTTCAGCTTCTTCATCCGACATCACAGAACATTCCAGCAACATCTCAAACATTTCCTTTCCTATGTTTTCACCATGCTTTTTTATAAAATGCCTCTTTACAGCCTCCACAAATATCATTGCCTCACATTCAATTAATTCATCAGGACCTGCCATTGTTGCCTTGTTTTTGTCTACAATAATCATCCTTATCCTCCAATCTTTCTTACCATTTCGGTAGTCTTTTCATCCGTCCAACTATTTGGCTTAGTCAGATGCGGACACATAGTGTTATTAATGTTCATCTGTCTGCCCAAGGGACAGCTCTTACAACTTCCTGAATACTTAATGCAGGTCTGCCTTAAGTTTCTTAAGCTGTTAATTGCTCCCACCAATTCAATCACCCCTTTCTCTTTTGTGTAGATTATAATTATGGAATGTATTCCCTAATCTCTTTAAAATTTCTTCTGCTTTTTCATTAGACACTATGCAATCATCATGAATGATTATTTGTGTTCTTCCGATATTAAATTCCTCTACTACCATCCCCTAACCTCCTTCTGTTCTTTTTAATACGATATGTTTATTTGAATTTGTCCTATTCCTACTTACATTTTGATGAAGTAATCCATTACAATTATTAATCACGTTCCAGCACAGCCCATATTTTATTTCTTTTTATCTTCCATTGTGGTTTCTCCTAAAACTGAAAATCTCTTGTATAAAATGTGTGATACCAAATTCTTAATGCCCGCTCGTTCTTGTACCATCTAATAAAAGGTTGGTAGTCTGCGTGTCCTCTTTTTTTTCTCTTAATGCTCCAGCCGTTACTGTGCTTTTTGAATTTTAATGTCATTGTATATCCTCCTATAATTTCCACAGCGCCTGCACAATCAAGGCATTGACTGTTAAGCCTTTCTTCTTTGCCAGCTCCTTTAACCTCTTGTGTAACTCCACTGGTATTCTTATTGTTGTCTGTATCATTCTGTACTCCTTTCGTTTTGGTATCATAATGATACGACTTTTACCGAGGTTTTCCTTGTGCTGTAAAGCACGAGGTTTGTCAACAATTTTATAAGATAAATTAACGAATCTGTTCGATAATATCTCTAATCATTGATGTTCCTGAATCCATATGAACATTTGCAGTTTTCACTGCTCCGTACCAGAAAGTCGCCACAACTGTTTCGTTGTCTTTGTTGTATTTCAAACTTTCCAATTCCTGAAAATCTCTTGTTTCCTGTAATACTGGTACTAATAAATCGCATATTTTCTGTTTATCTTCCATTGGTTTCTCCTCTTTTCTTTAATCAAATTTAATTTGATTTATTTGGTAAAAAAATATAGTCTATTGGCATATTATATAAAGCAGCTAACTCTTTACCTTGGTTTATTGTTGGTTCGGACGTTCCTTTTTCCCAATTTACTATTGTATTTTTTGAAACGTGCATTTCCTTTGCTACTTTTTCTTGTGTCATTCCAGCATTAACTCTGGCTGCTGCTAAACTAATCTGTATTTCTGCCACTTTTATCTCTCCTCTCTTTACTTTTAATTAACTTCCTGCTATAATCTTTTTATCACTTGGGCGACTTAGCAGGAATGTTAAGAAGTGTCGCCCTTGTGTGTGCTTGTTATTTATCGCCCTACTTAGTTATTTAAGTAGGGCTTTTACTTTTTCTTTTGCTTTCTCCAAATCTTCGCTCTCTTCCAAGATTGCTAAGATTTTTCTTGTTTGATTTTCTTCTGTAGTCTGTTTTAATAATTCTGCTAAATTCATTTCTTCGTATTCCATTTCTTTTCTCCTTTCCTGCTATCTCCTTGCTACTCCTATATAATATATCAAATTTAATTTGATGTCAATACTAAAATCAAATTTTTTTTGTTTTTTCGTTGACTTTAATAAAATTAAATTGTATTATCATTATATAATATAAATAGGAGGTATCTAATATGAGTGAAGATGTTCAAAAAGAAATATTTTCAAGAAATTTGAAAGCTTATATTGCTAATAGTGGAAAAACACAGCTTGAAATAGCCAAAAGTATTGATGTCTCCCCTCAAACATTTAATACTTGGTGCCAAGGCATTGCTATTCCACGTATGGGAAAAGTACAAGCCTTAGCTGATTACTTTCATATAAATAAATCTGATTTAATAGAAGATAAATCCTCTTTCCCAGAAGTCAACACTCTTGCAGCACACTTTGAGGGTGAGGAATTTTCAGAAGCAGAAATGGAAGAAATTAAAAACTTCGTTGAATTTGTAAAGAATAAAAGAAAGTAGTCCTTTTTATGGGACACCTAAAAAATTATACTCTAGTGGGGAGGTGATTTCTTGAATAAGTTAGAACAATTAGAATCAGAAGCCTACGAGGATGGTATAAAGATTATTGATTACACTTTTGAAACCCCTAACATTAAAGGATTATATTGCGATGGTGTTGTTGGTATAAGTGATAGTTTGGAAAACTCTACACAGAAACGTTGTGTTTTGGCAGAAGAGATGGGACATCATCATACTTCTAACGGGAATATATTAACTATGAGTTCTACATCCAATCGCCAACAGGAGCATAGAGCAAGGATTTGGGGATACAACAAGCTGATTGGACTTAGAGGATTAATTGATGCCTTTGAACACCACTGCCAAAATATGTACGATATTGCAGATTATCTAAATATTACAACTGATTATTTAAAAGAAGCTATTCGCACTTATCAAAACAAATATGGCAATTATGTTGAGTTAGACAATTACATTATACAGTTCAACTACCCTAGTATTGGCATAATAAAAAATATTTAAAGCGAAACCACATTGGTTATTTAGAGTTAATAGCTCATTAAAATGAATTTAATTAAAAATTATTTAATAAAAGGAGGTTTTATTTATGATTAACTTTTCAGAAAATGCTGTATTCAATTTAAAGCCAATTGATGAAAAAGCTGTACAGCAAGATGTAACTAAATTATTTGTTGATGGTGAAATAATTATTGGTGCCTACAAAACAATACGTGATCAAGTTGTTTTTACCAATAAGCGTATTATTACCATAGATGTTCAAGGCATAACTGGAAAAAGAAAGGATTTCTCCACACTTCCCTACTCTAAATTACAGTATTTTAGTGTGCAAACACCGGGATTTGCAGAGTTTATTCCTGATTGCGAAATGGAATTATTTTTTACCAATGGATTTAAGGCTCGTTTTGAATTTAAAGGCAATTGCAATATTATAGAACTTGGAAGAATATTGTCTCAATATGTTCTTGCGTAAAATTAACAACTGCACTTTGAAAATATACCAAACAGTAATGTGAGGTCTTTTTCGTTATCTAATAAATAATTCAAACTACATAAAAAAGAGCCAGCCGCTAACGACCAGCTCCACAAGTGATATAAATACCACCCTAGACAAGTTGTATTGTATCATTTCTGGAGCATCCGGTCAAATGCTGGGTGTTATTTTTGTACCTATTTTTTAATAAAATCAAATATAAAGGAGTGATATACTATGGCTTATTGTATTTATTTAAGAAAATCCAGAGCTGATAGAGAGTTAGAACTGCAAGGTTTTGGAGAAACATTAAAACGTCATAGAGATACATTAATTGAATTAGCAAAAAAGAAAAATTTGCCAATTGGTGAAATCTATGAAGAGGTTGTTTCCGGTGACAGCATTGCTGCAAGACCTCAAATGCAGAGATTACTCAATGATGTATCTGATGGGAAATGGGAGGGTGTTCTTGTTATGGAAATCGAGCGTCTTGCCCGTGGTGATACTTCTGATCAGGGAATAGTTACCAAGACGTTTACTTATTCCAATACCTTAATCATTACCCCGATGAAAACATTTAATCCCACAGATGAATTTGATCAGGAATATTTTGAATTTGGCTTGTATATGTCAAGAAGAGAATATAAGACTATTAAAAGAAGATTGCATGCTGGAATGGAAGCAAGTTGCAAGGAAGGTAATTACATACATCATACACCACCATTTGGATATTCCATTGTAAAGAACAAAAAATCCAAAGGTTATAGGCTGGAACCTAAGCCGGGAGAAGCAGAAATTGTAAAGTTGATTTTTCAATGGTATACAAAGGGAATTCTAAAAGAAGATGGCAGTTATGAACTTTTAGGGACAGCTCGTATTGCAGACAAGTTAAATTCTGAATATTCAATTAAACCCTTAGGTGGTGTTTGGACCATTCCAACAATATCTACCATGCTTAGAAACGAACATTATTTAGGATATATTGTTTTTGGGAAAAAGAAGCGAAAAAAGGTTGTTGAAAACGGAATTATCGTCGATAAATGGACACGTAACGAATCCTATGGACTATACAAAGGAAAGCATCCTGCTCTTGTATCTCAGGACACATTTAATTTGGCCCAGGAAAGATTATCCAGAAATCCAAGAAGACCTTCAAAAACGATAACCAATCCACTTGCCGGTGTAATAAAATGTGGTATGTGTGGAAGAAGTATGTATAGAAGACCTTACCAAAAAAGAGGTCAGTCCGCTTCACTAATATGCTCTGAAAAAACATGTCATAATGTGTCTTCTGCTTTTTACCTTGTTGAAGATGCTTTGTTAACTGCCATTAAGGAATGGATTGATGGATACGAAATAAAGGAAGAAGCAAACAAGTATGACACTTCTGTTTTGGAATCCAAGACAAAACTCTTGGAAGAACAGCAAAAGCAATTAATAACATACAAAAACCAGTTAACAAAAGTATTTGAAGCTTATGAAAACGGAATATATGATAGTGATACTTTTCTGAACCGACAAAAAACTGTTTCTGAAAGCATTTCTTCTACAGAGGAAGCAATTGTTAAGCTTAATAAAGAAATAGCAAATGAGAGAGAAATAATTAGCCATCAGGAAGAGATTATACCAAAGGCTAAAAAGATTTTGGAAATCTATAAAACTTCTGATGATGTTCAATTGAAAAATGACTTAATGAAGTCTATTCTGGATAAGGTTGTGTATACCAAAACTGCCAACGGACACTTCAAAGACCAAAGACAAGATGATTTTAAGCTAGAGCTATTCCCGAAACTGCCCAAGAACAAAGGGAATTCTAGCGAATGATATAGTCGAACCACCAACGAACTTGGGCATCTCGAAATGGTCGGCTCCATTGTTTCCCAGCTTGTAAAAGACCTTCCTTGTGATGATGTTGACCTTGCAGGCTTTGAGAAATACTATGTCGACCACACTTTGGGCGTATGGCCACAGTCTGCCGGAGGTGTTCCTTTCTCAGCTACTACCTTCCAATCTTGTGGTGATCCTATTGCAGACCTTATAGAAGATATGGCTGCGGATGGTACGATTGTGTAAAGACAACATTGAGGTTTTAAAAGATAGTTCCCGATAATCTGGCA